AGGTAACTGTATCTGGGCCACAGGTTGAGACAGCGCCTAAGCAGCCTGAGATGGGTACGATTACTGGTATCCCGCAGACTGCGTTTGAAAAAGCGTTAGAGACATCTGGCGTTAAGTTAAGCGAGCTCGGCGATATGATTGACCAAAGCGCTCCTGGCACATTAAATACTTTGCTTGGCCGCGAGGTTCCGATTATTGGCAATCTCAAGCTGCGCGACTTCCTACCTTTTGTTGGTTCAAAGGATGAGGGTAAATTAACTGGTACGCCAGCAGCTCTGATTGCAGCTGGTACAGGTCAGCCATTGCGTGGCCAGCCAGTAGTCGGTAGCTCTATTGGTCCAGACGGCCAGCGTTACTTTGGAACATCCGGCAGCCCGGCTATGCTAAGTGAAGATGTAGGCACAGGCGTAGTTGATGTAGCTACACTTGGATTAGGTAGGCCTTTGGCAGCTGGTGCTAAGAAGGTAGTACAGGCCACTAAGGATCTGCCTATTGGCATGAGCATTAAAGATGTTAGCGAATCGATGAAGGCTGCAAACGCATGGGCTAATCCAAAGGCGTTTCTTGCTCAAATTGAAGATGCTGGTCAAAAAGAAAACATGACGCGGATTGATAAAAATATGCGTCAGTATGCTGAACAAGGTATGCCACTCAGCAAAATTAAAAAAGAGCTTGAGCGGGATATCGGACTAAAGCTATCTCCAGAACAAGTTGATTACGTTAGTGGGTTTGTTAAGGCACAAAAAAAAGGCTCTAAAATTAAGGAAGATAAATGAGTATCCCATCGCTTACCGAACGCCTGGACGACCTATCCGCTGCGGACAAAGAGTCTGCTCAGGTAGTCCCACCAGAGACTCGCTTAGATGAGCTCATTCCGCTGACTGATGCTGGTCAAGAGTTTGAGCCAACACAAGTAGCTGGGCTAGGCAGCCTGCTACGTAAGGCAGTTAAAGAAACGCCAGTACGCACAGAGCGCCCTATACTTCCACCGGGTGTAGAGCAAGGTAAGGTAGGCCAGTCGCAGGTTATCCGCGAGACAGGCGCTAAGGGCGAAGTCATTATTGAGTCCATGCCGCAGATGCCTACTACGGGTAAACCCTCACCTACTCCTACAGAGAAGGCAGCAGGCGTACAAGAGACAGCATTTAACTTAGACATGATCCAAGATGCCGATGGCGTCAAGCAGTTTATTGAGGCTACAGCTCGGGCATACGGCGCAGATAAGATCGAGAAGATTAGCTACAAGCAGATGGCCGAGGAGCTGTCTGTCAGCGGCTACGATGAGGGCTTTATCGCCCGTATAATCGATCCATTGCAGGCGACTAAGGCTAGCCCTCAAGACGCGTACAAAATGCAGCTAGCGCTCGTTGATGCAGGCAAGAGGGCATTTGATTTAGGTGAGCAGGTTAAGGCAGCAAAAGCTGCTGGCGAACTAACCCCAGAGCTGACCTCTGCTTTTATGCAGGCGGTAGCTTTAGAGGGTACCCTAGTCAAAGCAGTACGCGGCCGTCAGGCTGATATTGCTCGTACCCTTGGTATCTTCTCCCAGGCTCGGCAATCTAGCGCAGAGCGTGGAGCTATGCTTGAGGCGATTATGAATGAGGCTGGCGGCATTGACTCAGTACACGATTTTGCTAGCAAGTACATAGCTCTGACCAGCAACTCTGCTCGCGCTAACATGGCCGAGAACGGCTACGGCAACGTGCTATCCAGAGGTACAGATATGTGGATGAGCACATGGATTAATGGCTTGCTATCCAATCCAACTACCCATGCTAAGAATATTGCAGGCAATACATTCTTTGGTGGCTTGCAGATCCCTGAGCGCGCCCTTGCATCAGTCATAGGGAAAACCCGTAACTTCATGTTTAAGGGTGGTGAAGAGGCTATCTCTACAGACGAGATATACGCACAGGCTATGGGCTTTTTGCAGGGTATCCGCGAGGGTGGTGAGATTGCTGGCAGAGCATTTAAGAATAATACCCCTACAGATCCATTCCAAAAGATAGAGGCAACACGTTTAAATCGTGAGCCGTTTGAGGTTGACTTTGGCGACTCGGATACAGCTAAGGCGGTAAGCGGAGCACTAAGCTATTACGGTAAATTTGTTACTTTGCCAGGCCGCGCCCTGATGGCTGAGGATGAGTTCTTTAAAGCTATCGGATATCGCATGGAGCTCAATGCTTTGGCTACCCGCGAATCAGAGAAGATGTATAAATCTTTAGTCGAAAGCGGCGTAACACCAGATAACGCAGCTCGTCAGGCTGCTGACTTTATGGCCGATATGTTGGTTAATCCTACTGACGATATTCGTGACGCTGCTATGGGTGTATCGCGTACCGTTACATTTACCCGCGAACTAGAGCCAGCATTGCAAGGTATACAGCGCGCAGCTCAGAATCCTTTAATTAAGATGTTTGTACCGTTTATTAAGACGCCTACGAATATTGCCTTAGAGGCCATCTCTCGCACGCCAGGATTGAACTTTGCTAGCCCACGATTCTGGGGTGACTTTAATGCAGGCGGCATCCGCAGGGATCAGGCCATCGCTCGGGTCACTCTTGGCGGCGCTATGATTTACTCGGTTAGCGCAGGCGTATTTGAAGGGCGCGTTACAGGTTATGGCCCAATGCGTATGGAAGATAAGAAGGCGCTAGAGGGTACAGGCTGGCAGCAGTTCTCCTTTGTGTTTGACACTAAGGATGTATCTGAGGAAATGATGGCCAAGTTTGAGAAACTGACTACAGTATCTCGCGGCCCAGATAAGGTGTATATCTCCTATGCTGGATTAGAGCCTATTGGTACGCTGCTAGGTATCGGCGCTACATCAGGCGAGTATGCCCAGATGACGCCAGGCGGCGAGGACTTAGACAAGCTAATGATGGGCGGCGCTTTAGGCGTTTACCAGTATCTATCTGAGCAGCCTATGCTGAGTGGATTTAACGACATTATGAAAGTGTTTACGTCCGGCGCTAAGGATGGCCCCACAATTCTGTATGACTTTATCAATGCAGCCAGCAAGCAGGTATCCCAGTTTGCTGTTGGTGGAGCCCCAATAATCGGAATGCATACTTCTTTTGTGGCAGGCGTTGAGCGCATTGTAGATCCTACAAGATCCAATACTATGCCTGCTGAGATGAGTACTAAGACAGGCGTTATTGAACCAGCAGTACGTGGTTTCTATGACGCGGTGCGCTACTACAAGTCACGCAACCCGCTGACCTCTGATAGCCTCCCGCGGGCTTTAGATCCGATTACGGGCGAGGTTGAGATGGTTGGCAAGGGCAAGTTGTATGAGATGTTTAACCCATTCAAGGAATCAAGCGGGAAGTATAACCAGGCTAAAGCTGTGCTGGTAGCTTACGGCGTACCGATGTATATCCCTAAGAAGTCTATTGATGGCATCCAATTATCGGCTACCCAGTACAACCGCTGGATTGAGCTGGCCACACAGGATGGGGCTTTGGCAGAACAGATCGCTTATCTAGGTGAGTCGGATTCTATACAAAACCTAGCAAGCAATGACTTAGGTAAGGCTCAGGCCATCATCTCTAAGGTGATATCGGATGCCTACTCTAACGCAAAACAGATGCTTATTGCAGAGGATCCCGAGCTGTTTGACGCAATGCGGGAGAACGATGAATTTAAGCGGGACTTTGGTAAATATAAACGCTAGATTTTTTTAGCAAAATCAGATAGATTCAGACTAAGTTAAGGAAAGATTATGGCAGATTACGCGATATCCAATGTACCCCGCAGAGTGGTCTATGCCGCATCAGGCACAGGCCCCTATGCGTTTACGTTTGAGATTCTAAGCCAAACCGATATCGCAGTATACAAGGCCAGCACATTGCTGACCCTGACTACTGACTATACCGTAACGATTAACGCTAACGGCACAGGCTCCGTTACCCTGGTAGCCACAGCTGGCACTAGCAACATTACGATTGTCGGCTCTAAGAATATTCAACGTACTACCGACTTTACTACAGGCGGCGACCTATTCGCAAATACTTTAAACGATGAGCTGGATAACCAGACCATCTTTATTCAGCAAGTAGCAGAGACAGCAGAGCGTGGCCTTAAAGCGCCAGTAACAGATCCTACTGATATCGCTATGAGCTTGCCTGCCAAGGATAGCCGCAAGGGTAAGGTACTCGCGTTTGACTCTACGACTGGTAACCCAGTAGCAGGCCCAGCTCTTGATGCTGTGGTAACGGTTATTGAGCAGTCGGCCAACATCAATACTGTAGCTACAAATATTGCATCAGTAAATACAGTCGCAGGCAATACAAGCAATATCAATACCGTGGCTGGCGTATCCGGCAACGTGACTACAGTTGCAACCAACATCGCTAACGTAAACGCTGTGGGCTCTGACTTGCTAGAGGCTACCTCTGAAATCAATACTGTTGCGGTAGATATCGCTAACGTGAATACTGTTGGTACGAATATTGCTAACGTGAATGCGGTAGGCGGTATTAGCGCTAACGTCACCACAGTAGCAGGCATCTCAAGCAATGTGACTACGGTAGCTGGAGTATCGGCTGGCGTTACTACGGTTGCTGGTATCTCTGGCAACGTAACGACTGTGGCCGGGATCAGCTCTAACGTAACCACGGTAGCTGGCATCAGCTCTGCGGTATCAACTGTAGCTACAAATAATACAAACGTATCAACTGTAGCTACCAACATTGCCTCTGTAAACACTAACGCTACAAACATCGTAGCTATTCAGAACGCATCGACCAACGCGACTAATGCTGCTACCTCTGCGACTGCGGCACAGACTGCCCAGGCTGCGGCCGAGGCTGCCTTAGATGCCTTCACCGATGTTTACTTAGGCGCGTTCTCTACTGACCCTACATTAGACAATGACGGCAATGCGCTGACAGCTGGCGACTTGTATTTCAATACAGTCGCAAACAGATTGAAAGTGTATAGCGGATCTGCCTGGCTGCTTGCTGTTGTTGACACGACAACAGTAGTGGAGAAAACAAGCGCTACTGGTTCTGCTGTTATTCCAGCAGGCACTACTGCCGAGCGCGATGGCTCGCCTGCCAATGGTTACTTTAGATACAACTCCTCGCTTGCATCCTTTGAGGGTTATGTTGGTGGAGCCTGGGGTGGAGTCGGCGGCGCACAAGCTGGCGGGGTTATCTTTGAGAACTCCACAACGATTAGCGCAAACTACACACTATCATCCAGCAAGAATGGATTGAGCGTAGGCCCTATCACCGTATCAAGCGGCGCTACTTTAACTATTCCTAGCGGTCAACGCTATGTCATTCTCTAAGGAATTAATATGAGTCTTGTACTTCAATCCAGCGGTGGTGGTCAAATCACTATCCAAGAACCTGCAACTGCTAGTAACTTTACGCAGAATTTAACAGCCGTAAGCGGAAACATTGTTACAACTGGTGATAGCGGAACTATTACTCAAGGAATGTTGGCAACGGAAGCTAGTAGCATTGGTGTTGGTCAAACTTGGCAATCCCCATCTAGGGCTATTGGTACTACCTATACCAATTCAACTGGTAAGCCAATTACCGTAGCTGTTACTGTAACTTGTACTTCGGGGTTTACGGTTCAAGGATTAATTATTAATGGGGCTACCGTTTATGCTGGTTCTGTAAATGCGGCAACTGCTGCTGCTGGTTTTTCTTTAATTGTTCCTAACGGTGCAACTTATGTAACAGTTACTAATGGTGGAACTTTATCAATAGTATCTTGGGCGGAGTTAAGATAATGAAACTATTTAAAACACAAGACAATCAAATATTTGCCTATGAATTAGACGGCTCGCAAGACCATTTAATTGGCGATAAAACTCCAATTACGCAAGAAGAAGCTGATGCTATTATTGCCAGCCGACCAGTAATTGAAGTTCCATTAAATCAATTGGGGGCTAAATAATGTCCACCGTAAATGTCAATAGAGTAGTCGATGCAAGCGGTGGAGTTCTAGCACCCATTAGTTCAGTTATGCGGAATCGCATCATAAACGGTGCGATGGTTATTGACCAAAGAAACGCTGGTGCTAGTGTTGCAACATCTAGTGGAGTTTCTGTTTACACAGTTGATAGGTGGGTGGCTATATATAGCCAAACTAGCAAATTTACTATTCAGCAAAATGCTGGAAGTGTTACACCACCAAACGGATTTAAAAATTATTTGGGAGTGACAAGCTCATCCGCTTACTCTATTGGCTCAACAGATTTTTTTATTATTCGTCAAGCTATTGAAGGTTTTAATGTGGCAGACTTGGGATGGGGAACTGCAAGTGCTTCATCTGTATCTATTAGCTTTTGGATTCGTAGTTCTCTAACAGGAACTTTTGGTGCAGCTTTAATGAACTCTGCTGCAAATCGCTCATACCCATTTACATACACAATTTCTGCTGCTAATACTTGGGAACAAAAGACCGTTACAGTTGCTGGAGATACAAGCGGTACTTGGCTTTCAGATAACGGTGTTGGTTTGTATATTCAGTTTGGGTTGGGTATTGGCTCAACATATAGCGGAACATCTGGAACTTGGACTGGCACTTCAAATATCTTTGGTGCTACAGGTGCAACATCCGTAGTCGGTACAAACGGTGCTACCTTCTACATTACTGGAGTTCAGCTAGAGGTAGGCACACAAGCTACTTCATTTGAATACAGACAGTATCAGCAAGAATTGCAACTTTGCCAGCGCTATTATTGGAAAACGGATTCTTCTGCTGGTGCTTGGAATTATATAGGGTCAGGTGTTGTTTATAGTTCTACATTAGGTTTTGCTTACACACAATATCCTGTGCTAATGCGGTCTGCACCAACAATTTCAACTTATGGAACTGTCAATTCTACAAATGTTCAATTAATTGCTGGTGGTGTAGCAACAGGCGTTACTGCAGTAGCTGGTGCTGGTGCTACAGAAACAAATCCAATGTCCACTAGAATTGATTTTACTACTAGCGGTGCTACTGGTGGACAAGGTTGTTTGCCAAGACTTGCAAATGGAGTTGGCGTTACTTTTTCTGCGGAGTTATGATGTTTAAATTAAAAAAAGACCCTATTGATAATCTTGATGTTTTAATAAAAACAAATGAAGAAGGTCGAGAATCATTTATCCCATTCGACCCAGCCAACACAGACTACCAAGCCTTTTTGAAGTATCAAGCTGAAGGCGGTGTAGTTCTACCAGCAGACGATAATGAGCAAGCCGCTTAATAACCTTCAAGGATTCCAATTCGGTTCTCTGACTGTCTTGCAGTTAGGGAAATCGAACGGTAATGGTGCGGTTTGGCTATGCCAATGCAAGTGCGGAACTCAAAAAGAGATTCGTGCATCTGATATGGTTCAAGGCAAGATTAACTCTTGTGGATGTGAGCATATCAAGCGTATTGCCAAAGCAAGCACAACGCATGGAATGACCAATACTAGAACATACAGTATTTGGCAAGCCATGAGATTGCGTTGTAACCGCATTAACCAAGACTACTCTTGCAGAGGCATTACTTACGATGAGCGTTGGGATTCTTTTGAGAATTTCTACCTTGACATGGGTGAAGTGCCTGATGGCATGAGTATTGATAGAATTGATGTAAATGGTAATTACAGTAAAGATAACTGTCGCTGGGCAACTAGAGAACAACAAGCCAACAATACTAGGGCTAATGTGTTCATTGAATGGAACGGCAAGCGTCAAACTCGTTCACAATGGGAAAGAGAATTAAACATGAAACCAACAACCCTACGAAGCCGATTAAAGGCTGGCTGGTCGCTTGACCGTGCTATGACACCATTACCAGCGGAGAATACATAATGCCTACTATTATTGATGGTACAGCAGGGATAACATTCCCTAACAGTACGGTACAGGCTAGTGCTGGACAAGTGTTGCAAGTAGTCCAAACACAATATGGAACGCAAGTTGGAAGTTCGTCTACAACTTTTTCAGATACCGGTTTAACTGCATCCATTACACCTAGATTTGCAACAAGCAAAATTTTAGTTCTTGCAACTGTTAATGGGTTGGAAAAAACTACTGGTAATAATAACAATGCTGTTGGTCTTAAATTAGTTAGAAATTCAACAGATATAAGCAATTTTATTGTGTTTGCTAGCTGGACAAATTCATCAACCTCTTTAATTACTCCTTCTGGTGTTGTTAATTATTTAGATAGTCCAGCAACCACATCTTCCACTACCTACAAAGTTCAATTTAGAAATGAACAAGCTGCATCTTCTGTTTTTGTACAAAGTAGTGGCAACATATCATTTATGGTATTAATGGAGATTGCAGCATGATTATTTCTACCGTTTTTAAACTTTATCCAAATGTAGTCCGTACAGTAGGCGATATTGCATACGATGCAGACGGCAATGAAGTAGCCTATGACTTAGCCGCAGTTACTGCACAAGCCGAGGCTGACGCACAAGCCGCCATTGATACAAAGGCTTCTGCACTAGCTAAACTAGCTGCATTAGGTCTTACACAAGACGAAGTAAAAGCATTGGTGGGAGCTTAATATGTTTGTAATCGATTGGATCCTAGCTAAGTTTAACTACCATAAATTTTATAAGGTAGATGTTGATGCACTCTGGGCAGATCTCGATAAGCAAGAGGCCAAGCCAGCAGCTCCTAAGAAACGACCAGCCCGTAAGGTAGCGGCCAAGAAACCAGCGGCTAAGAAAGTAGCCACAGCGAGAAAGAAAGTCTAATCATGTCTAATCTTACCGAACAAGAGCTGGAGGATATCGTGGAGAAAGTAACCGAGAGGGTGATCGAAAAGGTCTACACCTCTGTAGGTAAATCCATTGTTACCAAATTCTTTTGGGTGGTAGGGGTAGGCGCGATCAGCCTGGTGACTTACCTTGCTGGAATCGGCCAGATTAAGATCGGCTAAAAATGATTGAGACTCTACTCGGTTCCCTGCTCGGCGGTGTATTCCGCATAGTCCCAGAGGTAATGAAACTGTGGGACGCTAAAAACGAGCGAGAGCATGAGCTCAAGATGCTAAGCAAAGAGATGGAGTTTGCCCAGATCAAAGGTGAGATCTCCATGCGCGAGCAAGAGACTGTGCTCATGGGCAAAGAGCTGGACGCTATGACCGAGGCCCTCAAAGAGCAGGGCGAGACTGCCAGGGCATCTGGCTGGTTTATCTCTGCTATCTCCGCAGCTGTAAGGCCTCTCATTACATACTGGTTTGTAACGCTGTATTCGATTGTCAAGCTAGCCTCAATCCTGATGGCCATTGATGCTGGCGCAGAATGGAAAGAGGTACTAGTCAGCTCATGGACTGAGGATGATATGGCCTTGCTGATGATGATTCTCACGTTCTGGTTTGTCGGACGCGTGTGGGACAGAACCAAGCACTAACCCTAGCCGCGGATCTGTGCAGATTTTTTGAGGGTTTTTCTAGTAAACCTTACATCTGCCCAGCTGGATATCCCACGATTGGATACGGCACCGTATACAAGCCTGACGGCACCAAAGTAACGATGCAAGATGCGCCCATATCGCGTGAGCTGGCAAACGACTGGCTCATGCGCGAGCTGCAACATAATTACATGGCTGGCGTACTCAAGGCATCACCCATTCTAATAACCAATCAGAGGCTATTAGCGGCCATTACAGACTTTGCTTACAACTTAGGGGTAGGTAGGTATCGGGCAAGCACTCTCAAGCGCAGGGTGGACTCTAACGACCTGTTAGGGGTGGAGGTAGAACTCAAGAAGTGGAATAAGGGTGGCGGCAAGATCCTGCCCGGCTTGGTTAAGCGCAGGCAGGCCGAGATCGATTTAATCCGCAGCGGTACCTTCAATCGCTAGCTTGCGCTTTTGCTTGTGGGCTGCCATACCAGCCTGCTGCACCGCGGTTAGCATCTTTAAGACATCCGCGTTTAATGTATTGAACTCGCCAATCTTTTGGATCTTGAGCTCTTTGGCTAGGCGTGATCTAGCTACCTTATCTGCCATCTCGTTATAGCGATCCATCCATGCCGTCATGCCTTCATGCAGCTCGGAAGGTTTGCCGGGGATGTTTAGCTTGAAGGTGCCAGGCGGCTGTATCTGATCGGATACAACCTCAACTGTTGTATTTTCGACACACTCAGCAGCTGGTATATCCAAAGAAACTACCTCTGAAACTGACACAGATGGGATAGCATCAAGCGGGTTAGCGTGCTTGATCTGAGGCGCCTGTGGCGCTGCCGTATCGTCTGGGTAATCCTGAGCCTCCTCGACCGTAATTAAACCCTTTAGAACGTCTGGAAACGCGTCCCGTAGGGCAAAGCCACGGGCTCGCATCTGTAGCATACGCTTGGGGTACTGAGTCCAAGGCCCTTGCTTATTCCACAGGCCAGCTCGCTTGGCATCCTCGACCGAGTACTTGCTGATGACCTCGGTACGATTCTTACGCTTGGCTACGCAGACCGCGATTGGATTGCTGGTACCCTCGCCTTCAAAGTACTCCTTCACGTCCTCACAGACGGGTGAGTTCTGGACTAAGGCCATCGCTGCGTCACCGTATACGCTTGGCTTACCGTTGATGGTCGCGATATTCTGCAAGGCCTGTAGTGGTGCCAGGCCGAGCTCGTATCCCCATTGAACAGCTACTAAGACATCCTCTGGTTTATTTTGGTAGGCCTTGGGAACCATCGTGCTTTTGCTCAGCATATTGCTGAAGTCGATAGCCTCTGTCATTGTCTGTGGGGCAAAGCCCTGGTGCTTAACTAAGTTGCTCATTTGTTACCTTTCAATAATTTTCTAGCTGCGATCTCGCGCTGGAGTATGTGCCAAAACGGCGATTTAATAATCTTCATAATTGCTTAATGGTTAAAGTGGACTGACGTATCGAGTACGCCTCTTTTGCT